ATGACCACTCAGATCAGCATCAATATCCTGCACGGTTCGGCCAGCGTCACGAACGAGGATCGCGAGCGCGCCGAAGCTGCGGCTCTCAAAGTTCTCGGCTCCGTCGAGCCCGGCACCGCTTACGCAGAGTATCAGCGCCAATGGTCCGATTTGGACTCGACCGATGATATGACCGGCCTCGCCGCCCTTTGGATCGCCGCCGAAAAGGCGGCGGACCTCGCGCTGACCGACGGGTGGCACAACCCTGACGGCGCAGCCTGTTCGATTTCGGCATGACCACGACCTATTCAGCGATGATGAATATCTGCGGCCTCTCACAGCGAGAGGCCGCGGCGTTTCACAACGTCCGCTTCGACACGATCAAATCATGGTGCGCCGGCCGCAACCGCGCGCCGGATGGCGCGATAGCGGAATTGCGGTCCTTATACACAAAGATCGAGGCCGCAGCCGATCAACTGATCGATCTGGCGGAGAGCATGGCCGAGCAGCTTGGCGAGCGCGGCGAGATCGAGCTTGGTTATGCAGCGGATGACGCCGAGGCGCGCTCGCTCGGCTGGCCTTGCGTCGGCGCGCAGCTCGCCGCGATCGGGATCGCTGCCGCCAGCATCGAGCATCGGATCGTGCTTGTGCCGAGAAGGTCGACGATCGCCACGGCGGCAGCGAGCAATGCGCATGGGATGAGAGAATGACCCGCAAAGCGTTGGAACCGACCGAAATCATTCGCTCGCCGCGCCTTGAGCTTGCGATGCGCGTATCCGAAATGGACACCGTTACGCTGCGCGGAGAACTCGCGCGGGCGCTCACGGTCACCGCAGAAACCCTCATTTATCTGGCCGAGGTCTGGCGCGAGCTTGAGCGCCGCGGCGAAGATCTGCGCGACCTTCGCGCCGGCATGGGGCGCTATATCCCTCTCATCGCAGCCGGCCAGCTCGACGCAACAGCGGTCGTGCAATTCGCCGGCCGCCCGGCGCTGCTGCGCGCCATGCAGACCCTGCCTGTTGACGAGCAAAAGAAGCTTGCGACCGGAGACAAACTCGATGTCATCACCATCCGACCCGACGGCTCGACGGTCGAGACACGGGTACAAGCGGCCCATCTGACTGGAGAGCAGGTGAGGCTTGCTTTCGGCGAGGTTGGATTGCGGCCAATCGAGGAACAGCGCAATCTCATTGAGAGTGCGCAGATCAAGCGGTACCGACAGAGACAGCCCGTGCATCGCAATTACCGCGTGCGCGTCGATATGGAGCGCGGAACGATACAGGTCGGCAGGATGATACTGACGATCAAGGAGGTAAAAGACGCCCTTCGGAACGCGGGAGCGATCAGCCAGGATGGATCGTGACAGCCGAGGACGACGTCTCGCGAAAAGTGCTACGGAGCGACGCGAGCGCAATCGCATGATTGCGATTGAGTATGTCGGTCGCGTCACCCGCGATGAGTGTGCGCCCTATGCAGACGTCGCTATCGCTCGGACCATTCGTCTCGGATATGCCGGCGAAGATCTTCGCGAGACGTTTCGGGCGCTGGTCACAGCGAGAAAGCAAACATCGTCGCTGACACGGACCGATCGAATCAACCGATACCTCGACATGATCGAGAAGGGCGCCCCGCTGTCGTGCGACGGAGGCGCGGAATCTGCGCTCCGGCAAAATCGGGCAACCGTCGAGCAGCTTCGGCGTTTCCATGACGAAGCGACCACCAGGGTGATTGCACGAAACCAAACCATTCGCGAGTTTCTGGATTTCTTTGCTCGGCATCACACATCAAAAATCGATGGCAAAAAGCATCCAGGCTATCTTCTTTTGAGATCGGAACCGGAAGACAGCCCGCACCGCGTCGCCTACGATATATTGCGCTCTGAGCTTGCCGCGGCGGATATGGACGAAATGGCCGCCACTGTCGCGCACTACGAAGAGAGCGGGAGAATTCTTGAGAAGCTCCACATTCAACGCATCATGAAGTTTCCTGAGGTCTATCCCGATCTTCACGCGCGTTACCGCGCTGCGCTGAAACGTCACATCCTGGAGCGCAAGAGCGTTCCAAGCGAGGAAAAGAGACGACGAACCCAGGATGCTTATCTCCGTCGTCGCGCGCATCGAAAGCTGCTGACAATCGGAGCCAAACTTAAAGAGCGCGCCGCGGCGCGATAGTAACGGCGCTAGCGCGCCCCGCACGCTCGATTTTGGGCGCAGTTGGGGCGCGCCTATCCAGAGGCCCCGCCGACTCGCAAGCCAACCGTCAATATGATAGGCTGACGTCCATCATCGGCGACGACCTTGCCTGCCTGCAGGTGTCGGTGGCTGAGAGACCAGTTGCGCTCCCGCCTGCATCGGCAACCACGGGAGCGCAGACTATGACCGAACAATTGAGCGCAGCCATGTTGAGGCGATGGGCGATGCAGCGCGCGTCTTAGCGGTTGAGGCGCCGCGGCCTGGCTAAGTCTAGGCGTGGACTACGCAGAAGCAAACGACCGCCGCTACATTGGCGGCCGCGAGAACGTCGTTATGCCCCCGCACTGATTTCTTCGCCACTCTTCAGTCATGGCTGATGGATCGGCCATGACGCGAACATTTGGCGTTCCATATGGCCGGCAATCCAAAACCCAACCAGGGATGCGTCCCGAAGGTGATTTACCCTGATCGTAAGCAAGATCACCAGGGTTGCAGGAGTCTTTCAGCGGGACGGTCGCGAGCGGATCGGCGAGGCGCAGATAATCGGGATGCGCGCTGATCGCGCCGGCACTGGGTTGATTGAGTTGAGCAGTAAGAATATTTTTCATGGTGATCTTAATCTGATTGCCCCTCTCACCCATAGTTTCGGTCTTGTCCGTATATTGAACTCCAATCGGAGTGAGCGCATGGAGTCCGGTTGTCGCTTTGGTATCTAAGACAAGCTGTGACGTACCAGTGGCGCTCGCTTTGACATTATAAGTGACTTCGATCTGATCTACGAATGTGCCGGTTCGAACACGCTGCTTGGCGAGTTCATTGCGAAACGTACTGAGACCGCAGGCGGTTTCACGCATCGCGTCGGCAATAGTGATTTCTTGAGGATCGGCGTAGCTGCGCGGAACAAGTAGCGCGCACCCGCCAGCTATCGGTAAGATCACCATAGCGATGCACGATAACGCAACGTTTCGCATCGTCCGCCCCCACGCCCGGTAATATCCAACCGTACAACTTCATGGGAGTCAAACGAAGAAACACACGTAACCTCCGATGGCACAGGAAAAAGCCCCGACCGCCTTTCAGCAACGAGGCCAATCGAAATACGGAGCGGGGATCACGGCAGAGTAGATTGCGGCCCGCAGCTGCAAGTTCGGTTCGAATGCCTTTGCGGTACTAGCGCGGCCCCGGCGAGAGATATGCATCCTCGATTCCGGTTGCTCTTATGGCGCGAGCAAGGGCCTTTCGAGCCTCTTCCGCCGGAAGCGGATCGCTGACAAACACCGGATAATAGGCGGACGAGCATGCGCGAGCGCCGACCCTCGCTTTCAGGCCCGGATTGTCAGCATTTAGTTGCCTGACCTTCGCCTGCGCGGCAGCAACATCAGTGAACGAGCCAGCCACAACTTGGAAGGTATCGCTACGATCAGGCTGAATCCCCCAGAACGTCTTCCATCCTTTCGTGAAGGCGGTGTCGCCGACGCACTCTCCGGGTCCGTCAAACTTCGTCGAACCTTGCGCCCGCGCGACGGAGATCAGCGATAAATCGGAAACGCCCTGCTTCACTATGGGACTTGGCGCGATATGCGACGGGGTTGGGATGCCAGCAGCGAGTAGCGCTGGCGCCGATAGGCCAACCCAGAACATCTTCCTGAAATCCTGCTCTTTCACGATCCACGCCGAGATCGCGCCAAGAAAAACCAAGACCGCAAGGCCGAGGCAGTAGCCTAGCGAGAAGGTCATGAACTGATCCATCTGTTGTCGCTCGATGAAGCCCACGACCTTGATATGGTCTTGGCTCCAATACTTGACGACGCTCGCAACAAAGCCGGCGAGAGCGCCCATAAACAGGCGTTGAAAGTGGATTTTCCAAGGATCGGGACCAGTCATGGTCCCTATTATAACACCTTCAGAGACGGCGAATAGGCTACTGGAACCGCTCTCCACTGAGCTTTCGGCCGCCAGCCAGTCAGACGCCGCGCGGGAGAGAACAGCTATCGCGAGATCAGCGGTGACGACAGCGGCCGCGACTGGATCAGGTTTTCGATCCGCACGACGCCCCGCTCCACATTCTCGATCTTGACTTCCATGCGGGTGATGCGCTCGGAGTGAGGCGTCGACGCCGCCACCTGCTTCTCGACTGCCTCGATACGAGCGTCCGATTTGGCCGCCCACCAGATAAACCCGCCGGTGTTAAGCAGGAGCGTCACGATGATGGCGATCGGCACCTTACGGTCCAGGTGCCATGACCTCTCATATTCTCGCTCTTCTTCTTTGGTCATTTCGCGCGAAGCCTTCTCGATGTTGGGTTATCGGGCCGAGATGCTGTCGTAGGGCGTCCCGAGCGCGTCATAGAGCTTGTCCTGACAGCGGCGCGTCGCATTCAGCGTTTCGTTTGCCTCAACCAAGGCGACCGTGGTCTCGGCCAGAAGCGTGCGACGTTTCTTCGATTTGCTCCAGACTGGCTCCGGCACCGGCCGGGCCAAATCGGCGCAGTCCTTGGCGACCTGCACCGCAGGCACCGGAATCGGCGATGCGCCGACAAGGCTATTTTGATGGCCGCAGCCCGCGACGCCACTGGATATCGCGATCAGTGATGAGATCGCTGCCGCAGTTGCAATCCGCTTTCGGCTTCGGGACGGTCCGCTCGATCTCTTCATAGTCTGCTACCTTTTGCTGCAGTTCGGATCGTGTCTGCGCGAGCGCATCGCGCTGGGCCCTCGCCTCTTTGGCGGCGACCTTCTGCGCGCCGAGATCGCGGAGCGCAGCGTCCCGTTCAAGCGCTGTCGTCTGCGTTTTCTCGCGCTCGGCCGCCAGAGCGCGCTCGTGTTGCGCGCGGTCGTCTGCGGACTGGTAGCCGGCGAGATAGATGGAGGCGGCGACGAAGAATGCGCCGGCCCATTTGAGGACGGCCACGCCCGGCAACGCCTGGCGCAGCAGCGAAGCGGCGATGCCCCCGCCGCCGAGCAGCAGCGATCCGTAGAGCGCGACGCTCGACGATAGAATCCAGTGGTAGACGAGGCCGAGCATCACAGGTCCCTCCCCCGCAGGCACCATTCGCGCTCGCGCTCGCGGCGTTTCGTCAGGCCCGGAAAGACGATGCCGGCGGCGCGATTGTAGAGCAGCAGCGCATCGCACCCATCTTTCGTGCGCCCGGCATTGATGAGGCGAACGACCGACGATTTACATGCGCCGACGGTACCGATGTTGTAGGCAAAGGACGTGAGCGCGACAAAGCGCTCATCGGGCAATCGCGCCGTCACGCATCTCTCGATCGCCTCGGCATATTTCTCAAGGCTGGATGCGAGCATCGCCTTGCATTCAGCGACCGTCTTGCGGTCGCCGGGTTTCACGCCCGCCGTTTCGCCGTAACAGATGGTCCAGGGCGGACCCTTCGTCGCAGGATCGGGATAGGCGGTCTGCCTCAGGCCCTCGAAGCCGGCGACAAGCGTGACGCAGGCCGCGGCAACCGCCCCGCCTTTTTTCAGCCGGCTCATGCGTCGCTCCCGCTGATCTTTTTCTGCACGACAAGACGCGACCAGAAGGCCCCGGCAGTCGCGGCCGCAGACAGAAGCGCGAAGACGCCGGTCGGCACCGGCACGACGTCTTTCGCGAGCGGCAACGCCACTTCGGCAGCCGAAAAAAGCCCAGCGATCACGATGAGCCGCAGGCTCCAGGCGTGGCGCACGATCTGTCTCCAGTTCGGAAGAAGGCGCATGGCAGATCTCCGATTAGTAGACTGCGGGATGATCGAAAACGCAGCGCGTATGCGCCTGCGGATGCACGCGCCAAGAGCCATCGGGTTGCGGATCGCAAGCGCAGCGCCATGTGTTGCGATCCTGCGACCAGCCGGTGCGAGGAATCTCCTGCCCTGTCGCCCTCACCCGGATGCGATTGTTCGGCAGAGCGAGCAGCGCGCTTTCATGCACCTTGCGGCAGCAGTTATTGGTTCGGCAGCAGAAGGCCGGTATCCATGTCGCGATGTCGGCGGCTTCCGCCGCCGTCGGCTCGATCAGATTCTCCGTCCGCGCTGCCGAATAGGCGAACAGCAGCACCGCAACGGCGATCATCGCGATCCACAGCCAGCGGAGCGCGAAGGCGACGATGCCGACCAGGAACAGGCCGGCAAGAACGAAGACGCCGATCCGCTTCATGCGCGCACGTATCCGAGCACGCGCCGGCAGATATCGCGCTCGTAGGTGCCGCGATTGTCGTGCACCACGGCGCGACATGCGCCGGTCACGCGCACGATCTGCGCGACATGACCCTTGCGCCCGCCGCGGGTCCATACGACGACCGTGCCCGGACGCGCCGCCGTGCGCGGGAAGCGCAGCCAGTTCTGCGCGAGGTTGAGCCCCGCGTCGCCATGGCCGAGCTTGCGCCGCAGATACCAGCCGCAGCGGGCGTTGCGCGGCGGCACCCAGCTCGACCGCTTGGCCGTAGCCTGACGCTGCACGACGGGCTGCGCATGCACGTTCCACGGCCCCTGAAGCAGATCGAAGGCGAATGTGGGAGAGGCCACGCAAAGGAAGAGCGCGGCGAGAATCGCTCGCATGGGAAACCTCTTCGGTTGTGGAGTCGTCCGGGTCGGTGCGCCTACAGCGTCGCCGCCATCGCGAAAAGGTCCGGCAACTGATCGGCAATGCCGAGCTGCGTCGCAAGCGCGATCACGCCCGGATCATCTCGCCGAACTTCCAGCGAGAATTCCCAGGCGATCCGCAATTCGGGCGGCCCATTTGCAACCAGCTCGTTGACTTGGTCGAGCAGGCCGAGAGAGAGAAGCGCCAGCCGCGCCTGCCGCGGCGAAATCGCAAGCGGCGCCGGCGCCGGGCCGGGCGTCGGCGTCTCTCCCACGGCCCCCACAGGCGCTGGCTCGGCCAGCAGCACGTTGACGAACCATCCCGGCAGATAGGTCGCCTCCTGTACAATCGTCGGCAGTCCGTCTTCGTCCGGCTCGCCGGGGACCGCCTGCTGGTCGACGACGCGGCCGAGAATCGAGATATCGCCGAGGTCGGGCCAAGCGAAATCGCGCGACAGATCGAGCCCTTCCGGCACGACAATACCCGCCGCAGCAAACGCGGCCATCTGTGCCGCCTCATCCGCGAAGCGCAGCACGCGCAACTGCGGTGACGCGGAATCGCCGAAGGCCCGCCAGTTCTCGCGCGGGCGATCAACGACGAAAGGCTGAAGCGATGACGGGATCATGCCGAGAGCGCCTGGATGTGCGTGAAAATATATCGCGGAAAATAAAGCAGGCGCTTGGTGACGGAGGTCGAGGGCTGACCGCCAGTCGCGCCTGTTGCCACGTCCAGCCTCGACAGGCTCGCCGGGATCGCCGCGGGTGTGGCGACGATCGGCGCGCCGCCGTTGATACTCAACGCTGCGGCCCCCGCCTTGAGCGTGACCGCGCATTTGAACGGTACACCAACGCTGATGGCGTTCCCCGCGGTGAAAGGAAACGTTTGCGCCACACCGCCGACAAAAACAAAACCCGCCAGCGAGCGGTCAGGTTGCACGAACAAACCGAACCTGTTGGCTGTCGTCCCGTCGCTCATTTCGAGCAACATTCCGCCCACACCGCTGCTGAGATTCAAACCCGTGAGAACGCCCTCCCACACAAGCGTATGCTCAGTTGCGCTAATCAGCTCGGCGGGCGGGGTGATGGTGAGACGACTCGCCGCGCGCGTCACCTGCGCAGCATCTGTTGGAATATAGGGCGTCGGATACCAGTCCCCCTCTGCCTGCGCGCCATACACGTACAGGCCCGATGCGCCATCGCCGAGATATGATCCACCCGGATTGCCAAGTCCGTAACGGAAGGTGATGGTTGTCTCCGACCCGCCGAGGACGGCGCGCATGAACACGCGCCACCATCCGTTCGACAGCACCTCCTTGTCGTATGCTTGCGACGCTGCTGCGCCGTTAAGCAGCGCTCCAGAGAACGCGCCCGTCGCGGGACTGAAATATACATGCGCGCTGTTTGCGACCGTTGGAACGGAATATTGGCTGAAGCGCAGGGTGCGCGCCTGCGCCGGGCTGACAAGGATCGATTGCGTATATGGATTGCTGGTGTTCAGGCCGCTGACGTCCTGCTGAATAAGATGTTCGGAGTTGGTGTTGGTCTCAACCAGTTTATCGGCGACGACATTGCCATCCGGTCCAGCGATGGCATCGGCCGTGACAGAAAGTCCGGACTTGACCCAATTCGCATGATCGAACGCCGACGATTTCGTCAGCAGGTTCGTCCGTGACGGCGCGCTCTGATAGCCGCTGTGTCCGCTCTCGTAGAGTGTTGTGAACGCAGGCACTCCTGCGGCGACGTAGACAAGACGCCCGGCCGGCGAGAGCGCCGATCGATTGCCGCTTGAATTTTGAAAGGACGCTCCCCGATCCAGCCATGGCATCGTCGACCAGTCCGCGAAAAGTGTAGGCTTGTGCGGCACGGCTGGAACGGGATCGGGCGCGCATTCGAGATGCAGTGGCCTGCGTCGATAGCCGACCGGCCGCCATCGCTGCGATGTCGCGTCGTAGATGCGCAAGCCAGCGGCGCCGGGATCAAGCTCGACGTCACTGCCGGCGACCCGGTTGGCGGCCGAGGACGAGGCGCGTTCCGACGGCAGTCGCAGCACCTTGCTCGACGTGTTGACGTCGATCATCAGCCGGCCGTCCGCACCGCCGGCATGGCCGTTGATAGATCGCTCGGCATCGAGATCGTGGCGGATGACCGCCGCTCCGGAAGCGCCGGTCGGATTGTAGTTGTCCTGATCCGCAGTGATTTGCGCAGGAGAGATATCGCCCGACCACGCCATCGATCCCGTGAACGACGGATTGTCGAGCGGCGCGTTGCCTCCAGCGACCGTCAGCTTCGTGAAGATGAGATCGGTGGAGTCGATCGTGCCACCCGGATTGTTGGTGCCAATCCAGAGAGTGTTTGCATTGACCGTGCCGCTCGTGACGGCAACAAGGAGACCCACATAGTCGTTCCAGGTTGTATAGCCGGGCGCGCGCGCTGGGCTTGCCGCAACCTTGATGATGGCATTTTGCGACTTCGTCGTCTGAAACGGAACGAGCGTCAGATCATCGGTCGCAAGCGTGACGCCGTCCAATACGTCGCCATTGTTCAGCGCCGTTGCGATCGTAATGTTGCCGGTCGAAGCGGCACGAACCGTGACGCGCTTGAAGCCGAGCAACGCATCGAAATCGTACGCCTGCAGCGTACCGATCGGTACATAGGTCCACGTCTTCGACGATCCATCCTTCTCGACCACAACCCGGTAGAAGCCGCCGGTCGTAAAAAAATCAAAGTGACCGTCGGAGGCCGTGGTGAAGCCCGCACCGTTCACCTTCGGCACGGTCCCGGCGAAGTCCGACCTCAATATCGCAAGCGCACCGGTCAGTTCATTGGTGACGGTGACAGTCGCGCCCGCGACGGGCGCGTACCCGTTCAGTGCATGCGATTGGAAATGTCCAAGCATCAGTTCACCCTCGGGCCGTGCACATCCGCGCTGTCGACCTCCGTCACGAATGAATCGCCGTCGATTGCCGCGCCGGCCGCGCCGCCCGCGCCGGACGTCCCGCCGCCGACCGCTTGCCCGGCATCACCATTCGCGCCGGCTCCGCCGCCCGTGCCGCCATAGCCGCCGCCGCCGGAATTGATGCCGACGCCAGCGGCCTCGCTTGTCGCTGGCACGCTGCCGCCGATACCGGGCCGATCGCCCTGCCCGCCGCCGCCCTGGCCGCCGCTGATCCAGTCGTAGGGCGATGTCGTGCGGTAGCCGCCGGAGGCGCCGCCACCACCACCACCGCCGCCCCATACCTCGCCATCATCTTCGACAGCAACCGGATAGCGCGCGTAGAGCGCCACGCCGCCTTGTCCGCCAGGGCTTCCCGGCGCGGTCGGGCTGAGCGTCCCGCCGGCACCGCCCTCGCCTCCGGCTCCCTGGATCCGACCGGCAATCTGCACTCTCAACAGGACCGTGTAGATTGTCAGCGCCGTGCTCGTCCCCGCGCCCGAAGTCGCATTCTTGTCGAGCGTGATCTGCGATGGGCTGTCGATTGACAGGATCTTGGCGCGCACCGGGATGCCCGTTCCGGCCACGGTCATGCCGACCGCGAGATCGGCCGCGTCGATGCTGAGCCCGGTCAGGACGGGGCTGCCGCTCGTGCGGTTTCCGGTCGCGGCCTGCGTCGGCCAGCTTCCGACGTCGAAGGCCGCTTGCGCCGCCGACACCGAGCCGACGATCGCGCCCGCGGCGACGCGGACGATCACCTCGGTACCGTTCGTCGGGGACGGATAGAGATCGTCATAGGCCGCCCGCATGTCGAAGTTGAGCGTCGACACGTCGATCGTAATGATCCGGTCGTTGAAATCGGCCGGGACGTCGAAGCGCATTTCCTCGGCTTCGATCTTGTAGCGTTCGGGCAGCGGATTGAGCCGAATCACCTGTATCGGGACATCAGTCCCGGCGCCCGTGTCGTCCTGCAAAAACCACGCCTCAACACGCGCGCCGTCCAGCAGTTTCGGCTGGAATTGCCCGTCTCTCCACAAATCGAGGCCGAAGCGCCGCGGCGGAATCTTGTAGCGGGCGATCTGGATCGCATTGAGCCGCTCGGCGACGTTGCGACCGAATTCCGGAATCCAGCGCGAGAAAACTTTCTTGATCGCTGGCGACCCGTAATCGTGTTCGCTCCGCTCGTCGTATGTTTCGGCCGAGGAGCGATAATTGTCGGTCTGGTCGATCGGCCGCAGCGGATTGATGATCCCGAAATAGGTCCAGACGCGCGAGACCCGCTTCTCCGGCTGCTCTTTGACCTCGATCGATCCCTCGACGCAGTTGTCTTCGTTGAATCGCCGCGCATTCGTTAAAATGCCGCGCAGCACCTGCAGCCGGATCACCCTTGCTTCGTCGTCCCACGCGAGCGCCAGCGCCGCCTGTTCGATCAATTCCTTCAGCAGCGTCGAGACGGCTACGGGCTCCGCGACGCAGCCGGTATAAAGCCGCTGCAGATAGGCGCCCGTCTCGGCGCGCCAGTCGTCAATCGGGATATAGCCCCCGTCTACGCCGGCGTAGTTCTCAAGCAGGCCCGCGATGATGTCGGCAGGATCCTCGCCGTCATAAACGAGACACATCTGCGCGCGGTCCTGCGCCTCGTGCGTGACGGCTTCGGTGTTGTATTGCGCGCGCGCCGTGATGGTAACGGCGTCGCCCGACCGCGTGAAGGTGACGATCTCCTTACCGCCGATCGCCAGCGTGCCGGATGCCGGATATTCGTCATTCCCAATGCCGGCCGGCGACAATGTGAAGGCCATGTCGTCGGCATCGATCGCGGCCTGCAGGAAGCCGTTCGAGAGAACGGGTGCCTGCGCCCTGTCGCCGTCTGCGAGCTTGAGAACATCCTTTGCCGTTATCGCGAAAGAGCCGTCCGGGAGCGGGCCGTTGAATGACTCGATGATGAAGTGGCGCGTCTCCATGTCGCCGAGTGCCTGGCCGACCTGCCCGCGGATCAGGCGCATGGCGCGCCCGTTCAAGTATGGATTACGCGCCCGGAATTTGCCGAAGAACGTTCCCTGCAGAAACGGATTGTACGAGCGATCGGCAAGATATGGATCGCCGTAGGTGCCGGTGTCGCTATCGGGATGGTCGACACAGGCGATCTTGATCGAGGCGCGCTGCCCGAGATCGACACCGAGCGAAACGGTCGACGGCGAAAAATCGACCGCCGTGAGGCACGGGATGCATTCGACGTCGGGCGGCAGATAGGAGGTATCGACCGCAAAGCGGATCGTCACCGGATCGTTGTCGAAATTGTCGCGGTCCTGACAGGTTCCGAGGCCATTGAAGCATTTACGGTCGCCCGTCGCAGGAATCGCCGCCGTACACGGCGGCTCGCCATAGATCAGCGAGCACCGATCAACGTCGATCTCGACGAATGTCAGCTTCTGCGCTTCCGACATGGCTCAGATCACGCCCGCGATCTGCATGTCGAACTCCATCAGGCCATGGCCCGATGCGTTCTTCGGCTGGACGTCGTTCATCGCCCAGCAATACCCAACCTCGTTTGGATAACTCTGCGGACGCCAGCCGAAAAAGAATGTCTGCCGATCGAACACAGCCGCCTTCAGCCAGGCATCGATATCGTCACGGTAGTCGGCGGGGTCGAGCAGCGACGTCTTGATCCGCCCCTCGTTCCACGCACCCGTTGCGACGCTGCCGAGAAAACACCCGCTCTCGCTGCGCCCGGATATGACCTTCTGCCGGCGGCCGAAGTTGATCGGCGTATGGTCCTGCCAGATTTTGCGCGGCAGCACGAGCAGCTTGCCGAAGAATACGACGGCTGCGCGCGGCACGGCTGTCCCGCCCGCAAGCTTGATCCGCAGCCCCGTGAACGAGCCGGGCGTGAGGCGAAACAGGAGCGGCGCATCGTCGCCAGGAATAACCGGCGAAACGATCTCGTCGTATCCGCCGCCGTCGTCCCCCTCAATCAATACGGTCCATGCGGCCGAGCCAAAATTATGCTTTGCGATTCCGACGAAATCGTAAGGATCGGCGCCGCCGGTTGTATGCGTCAGATACTGCGTTCCCGTTCCGGTACCCTGCCAGCGCAGGTGCGTCGCAGGATTTGCCAGATTGCTCACCGGATAGTTCGCGTCCGACGCCGTGGCGGCGATGTTGTCGACATCGACGCGGTTGCGATAGCCGACGATCGGGTGATCCGGCGTGACATCGCTTTCGCTCAGGACAAGAGAGGATGAGATGACGATCATCACAACTGTCATTGTGTATTTCTACACAATCTCCACTTGACATCGCCGCAGTTAGTGTGTATTTATACACAACGAATACGGAGTGCCTGATGGCCAAGAAGCACAGCCCGATGAAACCGCGAGAGGTCGCAAGGCTTCTCCGAGACGACGGCTGGACCATCAAGCGCAACGGGCCGGGCGATCACGTCCAATACGTCCACCCCACCAAGCCCGGGAAGGTAACGCTGGACATGGGTGCCGATCCGATCCCGACCGGGACGCTCCGCTCGATCTACAATCAGGCCGGATGGGAATGGTGATCCCGCCGAGAGCATCAACAGCCAAGGAGGACGCGATGCCTGTTGCCTACGCACTGATCCATGAAGAGGACGGCGTGTTCGGGATTTCCTTTCCCGACTTTCCGGGTGCGGTGTCCACCGGACGCAGCGAGGAAGAAGTGATCCGCAAGGGCATCGAGGCCCTGAACTTCCATGTTGCCGGCATGATCGAGGATGGCGATACCATGCCCATGCTGCGCAGTTTGGCCGAGCTGAAAAAAGACCGTGAATTCCGCACCGCGACAAAGGATGCCATCATGATTATGATTCCATTCGAGATGCCGGGCCGCTCCGTCCGGCTGAACATCTCGATGGATGAGCATCTGCTTGACGCGGTGGACCGCGCCGCACAGGAGGCTGGGCAGTCCCGGTCAGCATTTCTGGCCGAGGCGGCAAGACAGCGGGTCCGCGGGAGGGCGGCCTGAACCTCAGAGGACAGATACGCACGCTGAGCGCGTAGTCGGCCTGTATTACCCCGCGACTTCAAGCCTATAGCCGTCTCGCGTCAACTCATTGATCTGCTCAATTCCTCGTCGCCAAAACTCTCGCGAAAATGGATCAGAAAATTTCATCGAAACAATCTGAGGCTGTGGAGCATTCGCTCCGCGACGCGGATCGGCGTTGCCCTCTCCTGGCCGCCAGACATCAAGCTGCTCGCCAGGCTCAAGATCGACCATGGCACGAACACGATCGCCGCCGCCGATGCCGCCTGGCACCGTGATTGCGCCGCCGGTCGACATCGCCGGAACGCTCTGCGATTTGATCGCAGCGACCAGCGCGAAGCCCTTTGCTGCAACAGCAGCGGCGGCGGCGATACCAACCCACCCTCCAAGCTTCAGACTCTCTGCGGAGCCAACCATTGTGGCAATCAAAGCCTGAACCGCGCCGAGCACCTGTGCGGCCTTCGCCATCTTGGCATTCTCCTTACCAAACGAACTCGCAATCTCGGCAAAACTGCCGGCGATCGATGGTACGGCTTGCTGCCAAGTCATCCCGAATTTTTGTGCTGTTTTTTCGTTCACGGCCGCCAGTTGTTCAAGGCTGCCTCCAGCCGCCTCGACTGCGAGACGATTATTTTCCAGTTCCTGCCGATATAGTTCGTGAGGTTCTTTTGCCTGCTGGATCAGGTTCATCCCCGCGAGTTTCAGCGCCGCATTGCCCGCTGCGATGGCGACCTCATCGAGCTTCAGTTTGAGCGCGGCCGTCTGTGAGATATCGTTGGCAATCGCGACCTGCAATCCTTCGGCAACCACCTTCAACCGCTCCTTGGCACCCGTCGCCATACCGACTGACGCTGCCTCAGCAAGCGTGCCCTCGGTGCTTTTCTTCACGCCGTCGATGTAGCTCTGGATCGCAGTTTTTGCACCAAGCACCGGCGCGGCCGTCTTCAGGAAGCCTTCGCCAAGCGCCAGAACCTCTTTCTGAAGTCCACGAAAATCGTAGACCATTCCTGCGATCGGGCTCTGCAAATAGGTCAGCAGAGCCGTGCCGGCGGAGGCTGCTGTGATCTTCATTTCATCGAAGCGCTTATTCACCTCCGCAAATTGCTTGTCGGTATCGGCCGCCGCTGTCTGCAGCTTTTGCCACGCCGACGAGATCGCGCCGCTGTCGAACGTGGTCAGCGACGCCATCAAGTCCTTGAACGCAACAGCCTGAGCACCAAAGCCCTGAAGCCCGACCGCGAACAGCGCGAACTCGCGCGCGACAAACATCACCGCGGTCTGAATTCCCTCAACCGCGCCCTTGACGACATTGCCGTCCTTGGAGAATTGGACCATCGCGACGGAAAGGTTCGCGAGGTCCGGCGCAAGATAGGCCGCAATCTGCGTCGTGATACCGTCGAGCACGCGATGCAGGCGCGTCATGTTGTCATTGAAGGTTTCGGCGGCGATCGCGGTCTTCTTGTCGATCACTAGCCCGAATTCTTCAGCCTCCTGCTTCGCCTCCTTGAGGCCCGACGCTCCAGCGTTGAGCATCGGAATCATGTTCGCGCCGGCCTTACCAAAAAGCGCGACGGCGATGGCTGATTTCGCCGCACCGTCTTTGTATCCTTCAAACTTGTCGGCGATCTCCTCTAGAACTGCGCCGGAGGATTTCAGTTGACCGTTTGCGTCGGTCGCCGAAACACCCATCTTGCGGAAGGCTTCCGCCGCCGGACCCGTCGCGCCGCCGGCAACATCGCTCATATTCTTCGAAAGCTTGACTAACGCCTTGCCAAATTCCTCGATCGACACGTCCGACAGATCGGCAGCGTGCTTGAGCTTCGACAATTCTTCGACTGGCAGGCCGACCGACTGGGCGAGCTTACCCATCTTGTCGGCCTCATCGAGCGACTTATTTATCGCAAAGACGACGCCGCCCATCGCGACCGTGAAGGCCGCCGCCGCGGCAGCGCCAGCAACACTCAGCTGATCGTTAAATTTCTGAAGCGACGCGCGCGCATCCTTCGCTCCCTTCTCGAGGGACACGGAGTCCATACCCAGCACAACGCGCAGCGCGCCGATCACAGCATTGCCGGCCATTCAGACCTTCCTGTCGGGAGGTGAACCCGCCATCATACGAACGATGGCGAGCATCTGTTCCGGCGTCTGACGCCGTTGCTGCCGGACCTTGACAAGCAACCTGTCGAGCTTTGGCATCTTGCGGACGCGCTGCAGCGCCGCAATGTGCCATGCGAGCGACATGGCGTCGTTTCGGCTGCGAACGAGCGCGACTTCCTTGGCATCAAAGTGACGCTGGACCTGCTTCGGCGTTTTCGCCCAGAAGTCGTCTTCCGCTAAACCCCACGAAATCCAGATTGTCAGCAGGCCGGGCCAGTCTGTTTCCGCCGGCCCGGCCCCCGAGGGGGGCGACGCGCACCGCCGCCGTTCTCGTCCGAAAAACTGTTGCGCATCGCGCGCCCGACGAGATCGATGGCCCCCATGAGGCCGCCAGCCGTCATCATCAGATCGCCGGCCCGCTCAATATCGATGTCCGGATGATGATGCTGCAGCGCAGCCCAGAAAAACTGACGCACAAGCGTCATGCTGATTTTTTCGGGCTCAGCCATCTCGGCCGCCATGCTGGGGAAGCCGCGACCTGCGACCTGCTCGAGCTTGACAAGCGAGCCGACGTTAAACCGGAGAGTAAAGCGCAAACCATCTGCGCTGAACTCGACTTCCCCCTTGTGTGGATTCGCCATGGCTTTTACGCGAGCGTCGGCTTGCCGGTGACTTTATAGGTCGCGGTCGCCACCATTTTGTCATCCATCGGCGCCTCGGGCTCAAACGCGGTGCAGAGTGCGCTGAAGCTGAAAATCTCGCCGGTGGTAAAAACGATCTGCTTGTTACCGGCAGCCGCCTCAATCTCCGCGAGCAGAATCGCCGTCGTGGCATGGCCCGGAATGAAATTCAGCTCGATCGACACCTCTCCGCCGTCCTTCAGTCCGCCGATGAACTCCCGCCATCCGGACGGACTTTCCTCGTGCGTCGCGTCGATCGCATCCCGCGCCAGGCTCGGCGGAGTGATGCTGGTGACTTCGGCAACGGTCGTGAAAACTTCGGGCGATGCCCCATTGCCGATCTTGAACAAAACGCCATAACCAATCCGCGCCTGCGTTGTCATCGCGGCTCTCCTTTCGGCTCAAATTGTCAGTGAAACCAGGTGTCCGCGACGACGTGGCGGAGCGGGAGGCAGCCTTAGCCCGAAACGGCCGAATAGTTGAACGAAAGCGACATCATCGACGACGATTTCGCAATGCCGATGATACAGAAATATTCACCCGAACCGACATCCGCCAGCGGGCAGATACCGCCCGGCGAATCGGAAAGGTAGTAGGTCGTCCCGCCGGTGAGCGTCGCTCCGATCGTGATGTCGCCCGCCTTCTGGATCGCCAGCGGCTGATTGGCTGATGCTCCGTTGAGTGCGATGCCGCGTACCTGCCGCGCCGCAGCGGTCGCCGCGTTGGAATCCGCCTTCATATAGAGCATGGTCGACGTGTCGAGATAGATGGCCTGACCCGCCGTGACGGTTTCGCCGGCATGGCCGGTCTCCACGATGGCATTCGCGCCTTTCACCACGCTCCCCGCGGTGATGCTGATATCGGTCATGACGTTCTCCTGTTCGCCCTTGGCACGCGGTTAACGCTGAAGCTTCGCCGCCTCGCGCTCCGCCTTGCGCGCGAGACGCGCTCTCGCCTTTTCGATTTGATCGGCAAGCGAATTTTTGATGCCGCCCAGCACACGCATTACATTGCTGTCCCAAGCCGGCCGTAAATGTGGGTGCGGCGACTGATGCGCATTCCCAAATTCGGTCTGTACCGACTTTGCCTGCGGGGTCGGGCCGACGAATACCTCGACCGGGGATTCCTTCTTGTGCAGCTTCTTTTGCCGGCGCGAGAGTTTCGTTCCAACCGTATAGGATTCCGACAACTTCCCACTCAACCGCGGCGCGTTCGCTTCACCCGCAGCGGCAATGGGTTGCCCATGTTCTTTCAATGTCCTGAGCGCCACATTGCGCGCGGTTGCCTTCGGCAATTCCTTCAGTGCGCGATCGAGTTCCTTCAGCCCCTCGATCTTGAACGACACCCTCGCCATCACCGCTCCGCGTAGACGATCTTATAATCCGAGATTTTGCCGCGCATGTTGCCCATGGTGTCATCGATGTCCCTCCAGCCATCGATGAACACACCCTGAACACTGATGTCACCCATGAGCCCGCGATAGCCGTCGATCGCTTCCTTTACCGCAAGAAAAAGCACGTGTGCCCCATCAGCCGTCTGCGACCAGCACCCGATCTGCATGCGAACCGTCACAAGGCCTGACGCACCTTCATTGTGATGGTCGCCGATGCCAGAGATTTCGTTGAAAACGATGGAATCCCGATTCTCGCCCTGCGGCAGCTTCACCGGAAACATGCGCACTCCAGCCAACGCAGCGACGCCACCGTTTGCGGTCACGAACGCACGAAGCGCCTTGCGGATATCCTTCAGCGCCATCACACATCCGTCCGGTGCGAGCAGCGGATTCGAAGATCAACTTCGCGGCCGACCTCTTCCACCCCAAGTATATCGAACACGCGGCCGCCGGCCGGTGCCTGAGTATTGGCCGCAACATCATGCGCCGGATAGATCAGCCTGTCCTTCGGCGCCAAGGGGCGATAGGCGTCCGTGATCGCATGGAAGCGCACGGTGAAAGTAATCTCCTGATCCGCCACCTCCTGAGAACTGGTGTAACGCTCCGCCCCCGGCGTCGACATCTGCCCCGCCGGAATCTGAAATGCGATATCTGTCCAGGTCAGAACCGGCTCACCAGAATCGGACTGCACCATCGACGCGCGCTGGATCGTGATGATCCGGTCATAGCGGCGCTGCATCAGAACCGCTTCCTCTCATACTTCGCGAGCAGCGCGTCGACAGAGATCGGCATCTTCTGTGCGGTCACGCCGACCACGACAGCGGTCGGATTGTCGAACCAATGCCGAATCAGGAGAGCCATCGCGTGCTTGATGTCGTCGGGGCCAGTCCATGCGCCATCCGAGGTCGGATATCCAGCAACGTAGGTCACCCGTACTGCCGGCCGCCCGTCATGGATTGCCGCGAACGAATAGGTGTCGAGGAACTTCACATATGGACCCAGATCGTCGGTCAGAAGCGCGTAATACGAAGGATCGACAGTCTGTTCGACATCGTCCGCATCGTCATATTTTACGCTTGCAATCGAGTTCACCGGCACCAACGGTATGCGAAGACATCGGTTGAACCGATCGAAATCCTGCCGCCATGTCTGCTCGCAGAGACACCGGCCGAGAATACCCGCCCAACCGTCGAGATGGGCGGTCGCCGCGGCGATCAATCCCGCGACCACGGTATCCTTGGCAGGATACGAAATATCGAGCCACGCCTTCGCTTCTGCGAGCGTGATCGGCTTGATAGTAGGCGCGGTGACGAGGACGGGACGGTACATCTCAGATCTCCCTCACCAGCCGGTTCGGATGCTGGCCGTGGTCGTAGCGCTTCTCGATCTCCTCCGCGCTCGGGATGTCGGCGCGAGGAGCAAAACAGACCTTCACCGACCCATCCTCTTGGTCAGTCAGATGGACATCGACGCAATCGTAGCCGTAGAGACGATCACGGGGATCTTCACAGGCATCAAGAAGCGAGGTCTGCTCCGGCACCATGATCTCGATGCCGCGCGCCGCCGCGATGCCAAGCCAGAACTCGACGCAGGCCCGGCCTTTCTCTGCGCGATGCGCGTTCGGCAACGTGTAATCGAGTCCGAACGGCGAGATACGCTTGACGCCGATATGGATCGCAAAGGCGACCGCATAGGCGCCCGTCGAATTGAAATACGGTGCGCCTCCATTGCCGTCGAGACCGCGGTTGAGCACTTCCTGCAGCGGGAACGGAACAAGGCCAGAATAACCTTCGCGCACGATGCTGGTGTAAACCGGCCCCGGATGCGTCTTGAGCCATCGCACCATCGCTGCGATATTGCCGGATGGATTGAGAGCGGCCCGCGCTTCCTGAATTTTTAGGTCGTCCATGTGGAAAATGCGGTCGCATTTCAGCACGTCGCCGATTGCGTTCAGGCCCCAGACCTCATCGCAATAGGCGGAAACACCGCCAAGACGGCGGGTCAATTCGAAGAACGTCGCGCACGACGGCCCAAGGCCGACGATGGCAACATGCGCCGGCACGGATGCCGGCGCGATTTCTTGAGAATCCGACACTAGGCGACCGGAGCGATATTCGGGTCTCCAAGAATCGCATTCGCCGACACGATGGCGGTTGCGGTCCCGAGACCATAAAGGCGGAGTTTGAGATACCGCTTGTTGCCGCGATATCCGACCCGGCCGATCTTGCCGGCGGAAGTCGTCAGGGTCAGCGCGGCCTCGGTGCCGAGCAGGTCGGCCGCCGCAACCGAGGTGAACGAGTCGCCCGTCGCGTCGGCTTCCAGCACGACCGGCGTGATCGTATCGGCAACAGAGGCGCTGCCGCCGGACTGGTATACGAATTCGACCGACTCGAATCCTTGCCG